ATTGAACAGCGGCCCGCGGCCCCAGCCCTCGCCGCTGGCCTTGTTCCAGCGGAACACGATGTAGGGGTTGCCGGCCTCGCCCTCTTCCCAATCCTGCAGGAGCGGGCTGTCCTGGCGCTCGGCGACGAACACGGTGCGGCGCCACAGCCATTGGGTCGGCCGCGACCAGTCGCGCTGCCAGATCTCGGTGACCTTCACCTTGCCGGTTTCCATCAGCATCGATGGCGGAATGGTGGCGTCGGGCCAGAGCACCTTGATGTGCGACATCTGCACTTCGCGGGTCTCGGCGATCGGATCCGGTCGGCCGTCTGGCCCAATCCCGAAGTCGAGCGATCGCAGGGGAATCGCGCGCGCATTGAACGGATTGTTGCTGGGGTTCTCGTCGACGCGCAGCGCGCCGGTGCCCAGCGCCATGTCGGTGATGGCCTCGTTCACCTCGACGGTGAAGTTGGACGCGCCGATCATCTCGTAGAGGTAGGTGTCGATTTCCTCGAGCGCGGCGATCAGCTCGGAGCGCTCCTCCTGCGGCACAAGCAAGCCGGCGGTGAACGATCCCCACCGGGCGAAGTTCGGGAAGATCCCCTGCTGGATGCGGCTGGCAAACTCGGGTGTCGCGTGAACGGCGGTATCGTCGTAGATCTCGCTCTCGTCCGGTCCCTTGGTGATCCCGTCGCGGCCCGGCATCGCGTAGCTGATCGCCTCGTCGTAGCGGCCAGCGACAAGATCCTTGAGCTTGCGGGCATCGGCCAGCGCCGTGTTCGGCTCGGGCATCAGGTGACCGCGCTCGGGTTCGGCGTTCTCGGCGCGCGCGGCGCCCGGTCCGGGGATAAGGCTGCGATCCATCAGTTCATCCCGGCAAAGAGCGAGCGCGCGGCGGGCGTGGCGTAGCCCATGCCACCGCGGCCGCCAGTCAAAGTCGCGCCCCGGCCCATGCGGCCGGAAAGCTGCGACATGCGTTCCTCGATGCGGCGGTCCTTCGCCTCGGCGCGCAGCGCGGCTTCATCGTCGCGTGCGTCCAGCTGCTGCACCTTGAGCGCGGGGTCGGTGTAGACCTTCGGCGGCGGCGGCGGTTTCTTCGTGAAGCACATTGCGGGTCTCCGTTCGCGCTCGATCTGCATTGGCGCGCCCCGCAAGGCAATGGACTTGCCTACCAGCGCCGGGTGGTGCGGCTGCTCGCGCGCCGTGCCTGAGAGAAGCGGTCCAGCGGGTCGGTGCGGGTGCGGACATTCGCGACCTTGGCCGCGCCGGCGAGCCGGCCCATCGCGGCGCGCGCCTCGCCGCCACCCTGCAGCGCGTATTCGCCCGCCTCGCACGGGTGGGAGTAGCGGTTCTTGGTCGGCTCGTCCTCGAACATCTCACCCGCGCCGCGCACGCGCTTGTAGAACCACGCGCCCGCCATGCCCGCGGCGAACACCGGGCAGCGTTCCTTCGAGATCACCATGGCCGGCTCGCCCTCGGCCATCCGGGTGAGCACGGTGCGCATCGCGGTGCGGCGGATTTCCGGATCGTTGCTGTCGGTCGGCCGCGCCGGGATCTTCAAGGCGCGCAGGATCTGGAACGGAGTTTTCTTATCAGTCGCGGCGCGCTGGTCGCCCGACGGGTCGCCCCACGCCACGCTGATCTTGTGGCCAGGGTAGCGGTCGGTCATTCGCCGGTTGATCGCCTGCCCCAGCTGCACCGCGCCCGCGCCCTCCAGCACGATTTCATCGAACGCAGCCCAGCGATCGCGCACACGCTGGTAGAAGATGGCAGACGGGGTCAGCCCGAAGTCGAGGCCGAGAATGAACGGGATGTTCGGCACGGGCTCGATGACGCCGGCGACGGTGTGCACGTCCTCGCGGAACTCGGCATGTACCGGGCGGCCATCGGTGACCGCGCCCAGCCGGTTCATGATGTAGACGTCGATCCACGCCTTGGTTTTGCCAGCGACCTGGCCGGGGTAGTATTTCGGATCGAGGTTCTGGATGTTCTCCGCCTCGGGATTGATCTCGTAACCGACCACGCGCCGCTTCTTCCCCTCGCCTTCGAACTGCTCGAGCATCGCCGGCGGCTGGGTGAAGAACGCCCAATCGTGCGGCTTGACCAGGTTGGCGATGTCCTGCTCGCTCATCCCTTCCGGCGGCGGCGCTTCGCCCGCCATGATCGGCCACCAGTGATCCGCGTCCGGCGCGTTGGTGTCCATGATCAGACCCGACCGCTCGAATCCACCATCGCGCATCGACGGGTAGCGGCGCAGGCGCTGGGTTACACCGTCGACGATCGTCTTGGGCAGCTCGCGCGCCTCGTTGATGAAGGCCCAGGTGAGCTCGAGCGAGAGCAGCTTGCGCATGTCCTCGGCCCGGTCGAGCGAGAGGAAATAGACTTGCGCCACCATCTCGGTGTTGTCCTGCAGGCTGACCACGATCTCGTGCTCATACGGCGGCGGCGCCATCTTCGGCTGGCCGAATACCTCGGGATCCAGCCACTCGGCATAGGTCTCCATGGTGGTCGTCTTGAGCATCGGGTTGGTGTTGCGGATGATCGCCGTGCGGGTCTTGCGCTGGCCGCGCTCGTTCGGGCGGGCCATCATCCACTGACGCAGCAGCTCCACGATCGATGTCGAGGATTTCGCGGACCCCACCGGGCCACGCAGGCCGCGCACGAAGGATGGGTCGAGCATGAACCGACGCGCGACGGGCCCCGGCGGTTTGAAGTCGAGGTTCATTTAGTGCTGGCGGGCGTCGACGGTGCGCTTCACCAGCGCGGTCGCCGCCTTCGCGCCCCACGCATCGATGAGATTGTCCCGCTGGCGACGATCCGGCTCCTCGGCAAAGAACCACGGCCACCACTTGTCGATGATCGCGTCCAGCTTGGCGAGATCCGCGGCGGGCATGTCGCGCGCCATCCCGGCACCCTCCGGCTGGACCACCGGCGCAGAGCGCGGAGTGAGCGGGCCATTGAACAGGTGAGGCGCAACCGTCCATGCGCGCTGGACCGCGGGGAAATGGTCCTCGTCCTCCTCCTGCACGAACGCCAGCAGCGAGTTGGCAAGCGTTACGAACACCCGCCCGTCGTCGACCATGCACAGCACCGCCTCCGGGTATCGTTCCGTGTCCTGATGGATGGCCTCAATCTGCGACATGCCCTGCTCCCGGTGTGCGACGAAGCGAACCTTCGCCAAGAACTTCTGCGGAGAGGCGAGTGATAACACTTCCCCCGCTGTTTTCGACCCCCCGCCCTCGTGTGGCCGGTGAGGCACCCCCCCTGTCCGCCTGCATACGGTTCAGCTGAGGTCGATGTTGACGTTGAGGTGACCGCCCACGGTGATCTGCTTTGGTGCGACCATGCCGATCCGATCGAGGATGTCCTTGCTCGCTTCCAGCTGAACATACTCGGACTTAGCCTTCATCCCTAGTTGAGCCAGCTTCCCGATTGCCTGCGGCGCTAGAGCACCGAGGGCTTGGACTGATGCGGTCTGGATAGCACGGAGGACTGCGGGTTTGCGAGCCAGTCGGGAGGCGGTGACTTGGGCTGACCTTGGGCTGTATCCTGCCTTGATGGCGGATGCTTTGAGCTTACCGCCTGTTGCTAACAGCGCGTGCACGAACGCCTCTTCCTTGTCGGTGAGGTCGGGGAACTGGCGCAGCTCGTCGGTTGCGTCGGTGCCTGGGGTTACGGTTGCGATCTCCATGGTCCGCGCGAGGTGGCACGGGCGGCACATGGTGGTCCATGCACCAACTGAAATGCGCGGGGTTACGCGGTTCCTGCCAGCGCGGACGGCGGCTGGCGCCGCCTTGAACGAGGATGAATGAAGATTAAGCGGGCAGGGGAGGACCGTGGTGAGACCCGTCGAGTGCTCCCTGTCCGTCCGCGGGCCTGACAGGGGACGGTCGCTTCGCTCCCTTTCGCACCAGCTCAAGGCAACCTGCTGCGCAGGCTTCGCTTCGCTCGGCCTTGCCCTGGCGCGAACGCCCTGTCCGTCTTTCCGCTACCGGCCAGGAACCCCTCGCCGGATCACACCACTACGATTGGAGAATATGAGATGACGAAGCAGAGCAACGCAAAGCGCGTCGACGAGCATCGCGCATCGCAGATCGCGACCGTCCAGGTCACTGCCGAGACCATCCGTGCCAGCGTTGAAGCTGGCCTCGGCTCGCTCGGCGCAGCGTTCTACGAGACCGAGCAGCGGATCGTTGGCGACAACGGCAAGCAATATCCGCACGACGCATCGCTGCCCGACGGTGTCGCTGACACTGGCGAGGTGGTCGACGTGAACCGCTTCCGCTTCCTGCAGACCCAGCTCTGCGGCGTGGTTTGCTGGAAGCTCGAGACGATGCTCGACCAGCAGGACGAGCGCATCGGCAAGCAGCGCAACTCGATCGTGTCGGCCATGCGCCAGGTCGAGAGCGGCCGCACGACGGAAGCGCAGGTCGAACGGCTGGCGGACTTCCTCGAGGTGCTGATCGAACAGCGTGCGATGGTGCAGGTCGCCCTCGATGCTGCGCTCGACAGCTACGAGGCAGCGGTCGGCGAGCAGTTCGAGACCAAGGCCCTTCGCGCCGAGCGTGAGCGGGCGATCCGCCGCGCAGCCCCGCGCGGGCTGACGGATCGCCTCGCTTCGCTGGGCGTGCGGTGACACATCGGCCGGGACAGGCGCGCGCGTCCGTCCCGGCCTTGCTCCCCTCTCCGACTGGCGGCATCCCCCTGCGGGGTGCCGCCTTTTTTTGTGCCCTGATCTCGGGCATTGATGTCCCTCTTTTCGACGGAGCGAGCCATGTCCCTCACCTACATCGCAGTCCTCTTCATCCTCGGCTTGATGGCCGCGGCCGTCGTGCTGGTGCCGCTGCGTGACGCACGGCACCGGGCCCAGGCACGCAAGGGTATTCAGAGGCGCCGCATCGATGCGCTGTGCCAGGATCTCGGCGTGTTGCCGAACTCGCTGGCTCGAGAGCAATTCGAACGCGGCTTCATCGCCGGCGAATGGTTCGTCGACAGCAACCAGGGTCCGCGCGCAGTAATGCACACCTTCGAGCTCACCGTTGGCGGGCTGACGATCGAGCACGATTGGTATGAGCTCGGCTGGTATTACGCAGTCAAGCCAGCGTGGCTGCGGGCCGGGGGTTCCAGGTATCATCCGCAAGTGCTGGCGGTGGAGGCGGGCAACCCTTCCATTTACGCGCCGAACAGGTAGGTTCCAGCGCCAGCCGGAGTGTGGCTGGAGGGAACCATTGCCCAAGCGTAACTCCAAGAAAAAGCGGGCGCGTGTCTCGACTGTCAGCCGGGACACGACCCCCTCCGAGCGCACGTTCTACGGTGCGCTGATTGCGGAGCTGGCGCAGGCGCGCCGCCGCCTGTCGATGACACAAGAGCAGCTCGATCATGTGCTGGGTGTGAGCCCGGGCATGGTCGCCAAGTGGGAGAGCTTCGCCCGAATGCCGGGCGGGTTCATGCTCGCCTGCTGGTGCAACGCGCTCGATGTGGATCTCACCATCGTGCATCGCAAGCGCATCGCCGACCTCACCTATGCCACGACTGAAGGACAGACCGATGAAGAGCCGAACCCTCGCCCTCCCCCGACGTAACCATGTCCTGACTGGCGAGCCTTGCTCGCTCATCCCCGGAAGTGGCGCAGTGCCAGCGAAGGGCTGATCCCTCCGAACAACATGGCGAGCGAGCTGGCCGGTCGTGACCTGCCAACCTGGATCGAAGCCGAGCTTGCGCAAATGCGCGGCTGGTATGAGAACCGCATCCCTCACCAACCGGGCGAGGATGCAGAGTTCGATGAGATCGACACCCTTGGAATTGACTGGAGCAACCAATGACTGGAGCAACCAATGACTGGAAGCCGCAAACCTGCGAAGTCCCGCGCTGCGAAGAAAGGCACCCGAGCTTCGGGGTCTCGAGCCCGCGCAAGTGGATCTGTCACCGGCACTGGCAGGCAAGGCAAGTTCAACGCGAAGGGCGAGCACGTCAACGGGATCTGGATGGCGAGCGCAGCGGAAGCGGAACGCTATCGCCAGCTGCTGCGGCTCGAGATGATCGGCGCGATCGAACGGCTCGAGACCCAGCCGGTGTTCGACCTGGTCGTGAACAACCACAAGATCGCCCGCTACAGGGCGGACTTCCGCTATGATGTGACCGACGACATGGGCGGGGTGATCCGCACCGTGGTCGAAGACATCAAGGGCTTCGAGACCCCCGACTTCCGCATCAAATACAAGCTGTTCGATGCGACGCAGAACCCGGCGCTCACGCTCATCAAACCCGGCCAGCTCAAGGGCGCGCGCGATACCTACATCGCTGCGCATTGGGATGGCTGGATCCCACCGGGACCGGGCGAGTTCAAGGTGCCGCCCGAAGATGCCGACCTGTTCGCCGGCGCCGTGCTGCCCCGAGATGAATGATGTCTCGCGTCTTCAACAATCGCCGGCGCCTTGCGAAGCTGCGCTTCCTGCTGGCTCGAGACGGACCCGACTGCTGGCTGTGCGGGGTAACCACGCCTCGCTCTGACAGGACGATCGAGCACCTGTTCCCTCGCTCGAGAGGCGGCAGCAACGATGCAGAAAACTTGTTCCTCACACACCGGGTTTGCAATCAGCGGCTGGGTGACTTGAGCCCCGGCGAAAAGCACCAGCTGCGCAACGCCGTGCGCTCGGGCAGATTGACCATCGGCATTTAATGCCGTACATGATGAGGCCGGGGTGCTACCCCCGGCCTCGCTTTCTTCACCACGACGAAAGGACGAACGATGGCTTCGCAGCACATCGCCGACGTTGCCGAGATAGTCGGCTTGAACAGCACGCGCAAGGCGATCCTCTTTGCGATCGCCAATGCAGCCAACCTCGACGGCGAATGGAAGCTGGACCGCGCCCGCCTGCAGGCCATGGCCGGAGTGAAGGAACGGGCCATGCGTGACAATCTGCGCTGGCTCCATCGCCACTGCTACCTGAAAGATCTCGGCGGCGATTACCTCGCCATCACACCATGAGCTGGCGGCACACGCGCGCGGCCGGCGAGTGGGCTGACAAGCGAGCGCCGGTCAAGGCGGTGCTCAATGCCCTGGCCCACCATGCCGACCCCTACACCAGCCGCTGCTTTCCCTCGCTCGAGCGGATCATCCTGTTCACCGGCCTCAGCCGGCGCTCGGTTCAGAACGCCTTGCGCGTGCTCGAGAAGGAGAAGCTGATCGTCACCCGGCAAGGCACCGGGCGCTACGTCTCGACCTATGAGCTGCGCCTGCCCAACTGCGAGCCGATCGAGCAGAACGCAGCGGGCCGAGGGGCGCAGGAGGTGCGCCCCAGGGGTGCACGAAACGACGCGAGGGGTGCAGGACGTGCACCCGTAACGTCCAATAACCGACAAGAGAATGGCGCGCGGTCTCCGGCCGCTGCGCTGCCTTCGGATTGGTGGCCGGATGAAGCGATGCTCGCATGGGCAGACGCCGAATTCGAGACTGTCGATGTGAAGGCAGAGACCCAGCTGTTCAAAGACAACGCCACGAAGAAAGGGGAAACCTATGTCGACGCATCAGCAGCATGGAAGGTATGGATCAGGCGGGGCGAGACCTTCGCGATCCGAGACAAGGCACGAGAAACCACCGGGCGACGACGCAGCGGTGCCGGAAATACTCGAGGCGCTGACAGCCTGCGCGAAGCTGCGGCTCGAGCGCGCAAGCCAGGTCTACAATGACAACCGCGGCGAGCTCCATTATCCGGACCTCACGCTCGAGGTGATGCAGGAGCTGGTCGAAGGACTGCTCGCAGTCGACCGGACCTATGGCCAATGGCTCGCACCGATCGAGAGCGCGCCGCTGCTCGAAACCCTCGCCGACTTTGCCGACATGCTTCAGGTCGACGCGCCCAATGCGGGCGGTATCCGGCTCTACGAAGCGGCGATGTCAGACTTCCCGGGCAACCTGATGGACCGGGCCGCTGCCAAGGTGGCGCGCAACCATCGGTTCTCCCGCCTCCCGCTGGCCGCCGACTTCCACAAGGCGATCGTCCCCGAACTGGAATGGATCCGCGCGAAGCGCAGCTGGGTCTCGTTCCTCCTCTCCTATTTCAACCGAGCGATCGCGCTCAAAGCAGCCCAGGAAAGGCACAACAAATGACCCTACCCAACATCATCCCGCACCCGGCCGGCAAGGACCGAAGCAAGTATGTCGGCAGCACCGACGCGCGCATCATCGCCAGCGGTGAAGGGTGGCTCGATCTCTACCTGCAAAAGACCGGCGCCACCGAGCGCGACGACCTCACCTATGCGTGGAAGCCGCGCCTCGGCATCGAGACCGAGAAGCTGCACGCCTTCTGGCATGGGCATCAGACCGGCGACAAGGTGATCGACGCCTATCCCGACAACCTGCCTGTCACTCACAAGGATGCTGCGCCCCACCATGCCACGTCGATCGACCGGCTGGTGCGCGCCGACGACGGGATGACCGTGCTCGAGATGAAGCACACCAACGAACGCAACAATCTGCGGGACGCGGCGACCTATTACATGGCGCAGATCCAGTGGCAGATGTTCATTCTCCACCTGTCCGAGATCCGCTTCTCGATCATTCGCGGCAACAACGAACCCGAATGGGGCGTGGTCGCGCGCGATCAGGAATACATCGACACCCTCGTGGGCCAGGTCGAGGCGTTCTGGTGGCATGTCGAGAACGGCGAGGCACCGGAGAAGGACAGCCCAAAGCCCCGCGAAACCGCGGCCGCTCTCAAGGCAGCCGCTGGCAGCGTGCCGCTCAATGGCTTCAAGCCCTACGACATGAGCACGAACAATGAATGGTCCGACGCAGCGTGGGATTTCATTCGCGACAAGGCAGCATCGGCCAGCCTCAAGGAAACCGAGAAGCGCATCCGCGGGCTGATCCCCAAGGATGCCGAGACGGTGACCGGCGCTGGCCTGTCGTTCAAGCGTGACGCGCGCGGTGCCTACCGTGTGTCGATCGACGAAGAAGAACTCGGCTACTGGCAGACCCGCTTCGCGAAACTGAAGGGGCTTGGCAGCGAGCAGAGCACCGAGGGCGCCGGCTGATCCGCCGACGCGCGCCCCCAACCGGGGCGGCGGCGCGCGCGTCGTCGCCTCATCCACCACCGAGAAAGGAAATACCTATGAAGATCCGCAGCATCAGCATCAGCACGAACTATCCCCGGGGCTATGGCTCCGACGATCCGCGCCTGATCACCGGCACTTGCTCGGTTCGCACCAGCGCGTCAACCTGGTCGGACGAAGATCACGCACTCACGCCGGACGCTCTCAAGCAGATCGCGGACATTTGCCTCGCTGATTTTCAGGCCAACCGTGCGCCGATCAAAGTGGGTGACATGCTCTTCGACGCAGCCGAGTTGCCGCCTGTCGAGCAGGCTCCGGCTGAAAGCGACACACCCGATTCCGAACCCGCGGCCGAATAGGGGAGAACCCGAAACGCCCGGCAAGTAGGATAGAGGGCGGGCTGGCAGCATCGGCACCCGCCGCTGGCCCGCCCCTCGTTCCATCACCCACGAAAGGTAAGACCATGGCAGCAGATACCCGCCCGCTCGAAGAGATCTTCGACAGCCGCTTCGACCCCAAGATGAACGTGCATCAGCGCGTCCACCTGGCAATGACCCTCGCCGATTACATCCAGAAAGATCCCAAGAAGCAGGGGATGCAATACAGCTTCGCCAGCCACGACAAGGTGACCGCCTTGGTGCGCGGCGTGTTCCTCCAGGTCGGGTTGATCTTCTACCCGGTCGACGGCTCCGAGAAATGGGAGACCAACGGCAACCGCTTCGAGCTCAAGCTGGCAGTGCGGATCCAGAACATCGATCGTGACGACGACTTCATCGACGTGCTCGGCTTCGGCTACGGCGTCGACCCCGGCGACAAGGGACCGGGCAAGGCGACCAGCTATGCCGTGAAGTATGCGCTGCTCAAGGCGCTCGGCCTCGAGACCGGCGACGATCCCGACCAGGATCAGGACGTGCAGCACCGCAGCTCCACGCAGCAGCGTGCCGACGAGCTCGAGAAGGCGCTGCTCCAGACGCAGACCGAGGCGCAGCTGTTCGACATCCTGCGCGACCCTGCCACCCAGCAGATCTTCCAGTCGCTGGCTGCGCAGAACATGGCCGAGCGTCGGCGTGTCGGCACCACCGTGTCGAAGCACGCCAAGGCGATCGGCGCGGACATGAGCAAGCTGAACGACGATGGCTGATCTCAACCGCCCGCAGCATCAGGTCGCCGAAGCGGTGGCCGAGGCGCTGGAAGCGGACGAGAACTTCAGGAAGGTGGTGCTCTACAAGGGCACCACCTTTTCCCTCATCCACGCCTACATCGAAACCCCGACTGCGATCTCGCGTCTGCGAATCGAAGTCCACCCGGAGACCAACTGATGTCCAGCCTCAACAAAGTCATGCTCATCGGCAACCTCGGTGCCGATCCCGAAGAGCGCACCTTCCAGAACGGCGGCGGCGTGGTGAACCTGCGCATCGCCACGTCCGAAAGCTGGAAGGACAAGAACAGCGGCGAGCGCCAGGAGCGCACCGAGTGGCACACCGTCGCCATCTTCACCGAAGGCTTGCGAGGCGTAGCCATGCGGTTCCTCAAGAAAGGATCCAAGGTCTACATCGAAGGCAAGCTCGAGACCCGCAAGTGGCAGGACCAATCGGGCAACGACCGCTACTCCACCGAGGTCGTGCTACGCGGTTTCGTCGGCACCCTCACCATGCTCGACGGTGCGAACAGCGGCGGCGGGCGCAGCGAAGGTGGCAACCGCAGCAGCGGACGCGCGAGCGGCCCGGCCGGTGGATGGGAGAACCGCGGCAACGATGGCTATGCCAGCGGCGGCGGCGGTTCGGGCGGCGGCTCGAACTATGACGATCTCGACGACGACATTCCGTTCTAGCTGGGCGCCGAAAGGCAGGCGGCAGAGCCGCTAGTTAGAAACGGGGGGGAGGTTTGAACGGGCTGGGAAGCCGGCCTCCCCCGAATTTTCACCACCACGAAAGGAAAGACCATGACGACCTTGATGGAAGCGCACACCCAGCTGGCGCAGCAGGATACCTTCGCGATCGAGGACGCGGTGCGCACCGCGCGCGCCCGCCGACTGGACGATGACGACATCGACAAGGTGCTGGCCAAGCGGTTCACCACCAACCAGGCGAAGGGCATCAAGCTAGCCCACCTGGCCGACGAAGGCCGGCCAATGGAAACCGTGTGGGACATGGTGACTGGGGCGACCGCCTATGCCCGGGGCATCAAGCACCAGGATGCGCGCGTCGATGTCGAGCGTATCGCCGGCGCCCTCTTGGCGGAGGCAGGCCGATGAACCTGCTCCCCGACTTCACCCTCCCGTCCGAGAATCGCACCGCGCTGCTCAAGGTGATGACCGACCGGGGCGTGTCGATCAGCACCGCCCGTGAACAGGTCGACCTCATGGTCCACGCGGTGACCTCGGCCATCCGTGCTTTCGAGGACACCGCCGATCGCTCGAGCGATCTATCGATGGCGCTGAACATCAAGATCAACGCGCTGCCGTGGCTGTCCATGTATGCCCGCGTGATGTTCAAGGTGGCCAAGGACCTTGGATTGACCATGATCGAGACCGAAGAAGCCGAAGCACTCCGCCGTAAATTCACGGCAGAGGATTGACGAGACGCGGGGCGCGCAGCATTGTGCGCCTCGCTTCTCACCACGAGGCCGACCATGCGAACCAAGCTATGCCGGGCATTCGATTGCCCACGATATGTCGATGATGAACGCCTGTTCTGCAGCGTGCATCTCAACCTGCTCACACCAGCCGTTCGCTCGCCGATCTCCGACAACCGGGAAGCACCTGCCGCAGCGGGGCGCACAGTCCAGCGCCGTGTGCTGGCAGGAACCAACGACGCTGTCCGCTTCATCGCCCGCAAGGAAGGCCAGCTTGCTGCGCTGACCCGCGCGCAGCGAGCGAACAGCTTTGCACCTGGGCAGGGCGGCGCTGGCGGTCCGGTTCAGGGAGGCTCGAGCGGTGGCACAGGCGGCGGCACCACCGAGTTTGACACTCCCCGCCTAAAGGAACTCGATCGATGACCATTGCCAATCTGAACGCTGAGATCAAAGGCGCGCACGCCGTGCTCGACAAGTATCGGATCCCGCGCACCGAGGAACACGACGGCGACACCATCACCCTGTCCGTCGAAGATCGTGTCGCCTGGATGGGCGGCAACAGCGGCACCGAGGATCAGCGCGAAGAGGCGCGCGTGCTCACCACCTATGGTCGGCTGCGCGGTCCCCTGTTCGACAAGATCATGGACCGAGTAAAGGCGCTCACCATCCCCTACTCCAAGCTGAGCGAGCAACAGCAGGGCGACTTCCTGCGCACCATCCGGGGCGAGATCGATTCGCACCTGCACCAAGCGGTGCGCACGGTGGTGACCACCGAGCTGCCAACCTTCACGGCCAAGCTGGGCGACTTCGTCGTGAAGTCCGACAGCATCCACGGCAAGTTCGAGACCACCCGCGTTCAGACCACGCTCGAGGAGCTGGGCCGCCACGGGCTCAAGCCCATTCACATCGTGCTGGCCGACCCCAAGCTGGTCGACGATCACAGCTACGAGGAGCGCACCAAGCCGCAGAAGGATCAGGCGCACGTCGATGACCTGCTCGACCATGTCGACAACAGCGACCTTGCGGACGCCGGCGATGCAGAGGATGAACCGGACACCGAGGGCGCAGACGCACCCGAGGATGCAACCGAGGAGAACGAATAGTGGAAAACATGGGAGGCGTCTGCCACCTCATCGATCGCCAGCCGCTGCCGCAGCCGCTGAAGGATCTGATCGCAACCATCGAGGCCAGCGGCATGAAGATCGATGCACCGCCGAAGGAAGGCGCTGATG